CTTGGCAAAGGCACCCCAATTAACCATTTATCATTCACCATTAACCATTAAAAATCATGTCTGAAGAATATGCATTCATCTCCGTGCCCCGCAAGAGCAACAACGCCGGGCGGGCAACGGGCAAAAAGAACTACATCTACCTTTTTCGCTGGGACGATGTGAAGACCTTCACCAAAGACAAGAAGGGTGTGCGCGTCACGGCCTTTGCCCTTCAGGCAGACAAGAAGCCCATCGGCGTCTATGCCACGCAGAGCACCATCAACATCTACGACACCGCCGAGGGCGACGACGACGCACGCGGCTTCATCCAACACGTGGACTTCGAGCATCCGGGCAGCGAGGTGGAGTTCAAAGAGTTCCTGAACAACAACGTCAACGAGAACCTGGGCGCCATCGTCATCAACTGTGCGGGCGATGACTGCAAGATTGCCGGCACGCCCTGCACCCCGCTGAAGATGTCCACTGCCGAAGGGCAGGACAACAACGAGGCCAACAAGACAACCATCAACCTGGCCAGCTCCCTGCGCGGCGACACGCTGGGCGTCATCGCCAAATCGCTCATCCCGCTGACGGACGACGAAACGATTAACACCGTGCTGGGCCTGACCGGCGCCGAAAGCTCGCAAGGAGGGGGCGTCTGATGGCCACGTCCAAAAAAACAACCAAGGAAAGTCCTGCACCCCTGCCTGCGGCACCGGTGCAGGACTTGACCGTATCTGAGGGAAAGGCAACCGAAAGCCCGCACCTTTCGGTCGTCATTCCCTATTGCAAGGAGTATGCCCAGGGCAACGAACTGCTCTTCGCCATCCGCTCCTGGTACAAGAACGCCCGCTTCCCCTTCCACATCTTCGTCATCGGAGACGCGGAAGACTGGATGGACGGCGAGAACGTGACGTGGATAGACTGCCCCCGCGTGTCGGACATCCCCAGCGTGGACACGCTGCACAAGCTGCACGAGATCCTGACCTACACCGCCGTCAGCGAACGCTTCATCTGGACGAACGACGACATCTACCTGATGAATCCCGTCTCCGTGCCGCATATCGTTCTGCCCAAGGTGCTGGGCACACTCAATCCGGCATCGTACAGCGGACATTACCGCGCCGCGATGGAGCGCACCATCGAGATGCTGACCGAGGCGGGGCTTCCCCTGCTGAACTACGGCACGCATACGCCGGTGATGTTCTCCAAGTCGAAGTTGAAGGAGACGCTGCCGCCCGACGACCCCAAGGAGGATACGGGCGTGCTGTTCACCTCGCTCTACTTCAACACGGTCAACACGGCGCACCCGGCGCGGCTGGACTGGAGGACAGACCCCTTCCTGCTGCCGGTGGTGTCGAAGGCGCCGGACGAGAAGTATGTGAACGAACTGCTGCGCAACAAGGTGTTCCTGAACAACGCCAACAGCGGCTACAGCCCGTGGTTGGAATCGTTCCTGAGCCGCCGATTCCCGGAGAAGTGCCCGGCGGAGTTGTGAAGGGAGGAACCCGGCCATGGTTTCCGTGACGAGTTTCCCTTTCTGGACCTCCCGGGCTGCCCGATGGAACTCGAAGCCCTGGCCAGCCGCAAGTTCACCAAGTACCGGGCCTATGTCCGGCTGCACCCGCAACTTCGCCACTGTACCACGCTGGAGCAGTGTGCCAAGGTGGCGGGCGAACTGGTGGACAACTACATCGACAACCGCCTGATATGGCAGGAACTGAACTGGTACAAGGAACACGGCAGCATCTTGGGCAAGCATCCGGCCTTTGCCGAGTTCCGCCGCCGCAAGGAACTGAACAACCTCCCGGTGAAGCAGTTGGTGAAGCGGCAGCAACAGGTGGAGATGAACATCTGGCGCGTGAAGTCCGAACTGGCCAAGGGCGACAAGCCCCACCTCGACGCCACGCGCCGGGAGCGGTTGGCCGGGTATGAGAAGGAACGCGCCGACATTGTGCGGTTATTGGAATGACGACTATGGGATACTACTTCAGTTTGGATGATTTGCAACGTGAGATGACGGACTCCTGCCTCTGCTCCCAGAGGTTCGAGTCCATCCTCACGTTCAAGCTGAATAACCTGAAGGAACTCTGCGGCCGCCTGCCGGAGGAGGACGAAGCCTTCTTCATCGAGACGAAGAAGAGCTTCACCGCCTTTACCTTTATAGTGTATATCATCAAGTGGACGGGCCGCGTGGACCACCTCTACATCGCCACCTACTCCACCAATGAGCGCATCATCAACGCGCTGCTCCGCTGGAAGGAGCGCGGACTGCTGGGCGACATCCATCTCCATGTGTCGGAAACCCTCCAGTTCCGTATGCCGAAGGTCTTCGCCCGGCTGGTGGAATTGCAAAGGGGCGGCGTGATCAGCCTGACCTACTCCTGGAGCCACAAGAAAATCACCTGCCTGGACACCCCGCGCGGGCAGTTCGTGGTGGAGGGCAGCGGCAACTATGGCGAGAACTCGATGGAGGAGCAATACGTTTTCCTTAAAAACAGAAAGGTATATGAATTCAGAAGTAACCGCATACAACCGATGGATGAAGGATCCTGACTGGATGGCAAAGATAGACATCGACGAATACGAACGCCTGGCGGGCATCGGCTACCGTCCGGAGCAGATTGCGATGTACTACAAGATTCCACAACGGGATTTCCTCTGGTACTTCCACCTCGTGGGCAGCCCCCTGAAGTACCACTACGACCGGGGCCAACTGGTGCAGCAGGCCAAGGAGGGCCTCTCGATGTCCGCCGCCGCACAGACCGGCGAGAACGTCACCCAGGCGCAGCGGTTCGACAAGTTCCGTAAGGCGATGGGCTACAAAAATAGTATAGACAAGATATTCTTTGATGATGTTTGAGACAAGCCACTTCGACACCCTGCAAGACTACCTCGCCTCCGGCTGCACCCTGGAGCTGACGGACGAGGAGATGGACTACTACAACGCCTTGTATGCCTTGGTGGGCATTCACCGCAAGTACGGCAAGGACAACGCCATCGCCTTCCTGATGCACCCGCCGTTCAACGTGGAGCGCAGCCGCGCCCGCCGGATGTATGCCGAGGCGCTCAACCTCTTCTACCTGAACGACACGGTGGAGAACGACGCCTACCGCAACATCATCTTCGACAACCTGCAGAAGGCCGCCCTGGCCGTCCTCCAAAACGCCACCAGCGCCAAGGACATGGAGGTCTACGGCAACCTGCAGACGCAGGCCTGGAAGGTGAAGCTGCTGGACAAGCCCGACCCGGAGAAGGTGCAGCTGCCCGCCGACAAGCCCGTCAAAGTGTACGACCTCGACCCGGCGGCGGTGGGACTGCCCTCGGCCAACCGCAATGAACTGGGCCGCCAGATCGACGCCATCGACCTGCCCGAACGGGAGAAGACACGCCTGCGCCGCGACGCCAACATAGAGGATATTGACTTTGAAGAGATGCTCGATGACACGCAAGAGAAAACTGGACACTACGAATGACGGCGTGGAGGTGCGCTACGCCAACTGGATGGCGCAGCTCATTGCCGTGATGCAGCCCTGGAGCCTGTACTGGATAGCCGGGCGTGCGTCCGCCAAGACGGTGCAGGTGCTGGCCGAACGGGTGCAGGAGGTGGCGCACGACTGCCCCGGCGCGCCCTTCGCCTGGGTGGCGGACACGTACAGCGACCTGCACAAGAACGTCATCCCCTCGCTCATCGACGGCCTCTCCCTGCTGGGCTGGATGCCCGGCACGCATTATGTCATCAACCAGGAGCCGCCCCGCGAATGGCGGCAGCGGATGTACAACGTCTGCACCGACTGGAAGAACACGATGGTCTTCTACACCGGGTTCAACTTCACCTTCATCTCGCTGGACCGCGCCGCCATCGGTGCCGGACGTTCCTACGTCGGGGTGTTCGGCGACGAGGTGAAGTATTTCCCCGAGGAGAAGTTCACCAACCTGCTGAAGGCCGTCCGCGGCTTCCGCGTCAAGTACGGCGACAGCGTGTGGTACCGCAGCCGCACCCTCACCACCGACATGCCCAACCCCAACCACCTGGGCGAGTACGACTGGATACTCAAATTGGCCAAGCAGAACGACAAGCAGAAAATCCTCCTCGCCCTCCGCGCCGGCTTTGTCTACAACGACACCAAGCGCGAATACGTCTCCCGCCTCCAGCACTACGAGCGGCTGAAGGCCGAAGCCCGCACCCGCGCCGAACTGCGCCCGCAGGTCTCCGAAGCCGAGCGGCTGATGCAGCTTGCCCGGCGCACGATGCAGCGGTGGGAACAGCGGTGGATAAAGACGCGGCGCGGCGTGTCGTTCTTCTTCATTTCCTCCTCGTATGTCAACGTGGACATCCTGGGCGAAGACTGGTTCCACGACGAGTTTGCCGAGGGGCTCGAGGGCGCGGCCACGAACATCCTTTCCGTCATCCCCAAGCTCGAAGCCGCCCAGATGTTCTACTGCAACCTCTCGATGAAGAACTTCTATGCCGACGGCTTCCTCAATGACGTGATAGACAAGCATCCCTTCGGGTGGGAACAGGACTGCACCGTCCTGCGCTACCTCGACCCCGGCCGCCCCATCGAGGCGGGGATGGACGCGGGCAACATGCTCTCGATGGTCTTCGGCCAGCAGACGGGGCACACCCTGCGCATCCTCAAGGAGCTCTACACCCTGCCCCCGCAGAGCGTCCGCGACCTGGCGGACAAGTTCCTCCTCTACTTCCGCCCCCACCGCCGCAAGCTGCTCAAGCTCTACTACGACCGCTCGATGAACAACTACCGCCGCACCGGCGCGGACATGGCCACGCAGATCAAGAAGGCCATCGAGACCGACGCCGAAGGCCGCCGCACGGGCTGGACCGTCCAGCTCATGTCCTTAGGCCAAGGCAACATCGGCTCCAACCTGGAGTACCGCTTCTTCCAGGAACTGCTTCCCGGCCACCTGGAAGCCCGCCTCTATCGCCTCCTGATAGACCAGCACAACTGCCCGTGCCTGAAGAGCGAGATGGAAGTGACGCGCACCAAGGCCAAGACCGAGGAGCGCACCAACACCACCCAGATCGTGAAGGAGAAGACGGGCGACAAG